CCCCCTTACACACCACCACTGACTTACAGTCTTCATAAACATAAATTAATTATCTACGGGCGCGATATATATAAATAATAGGAGTCATTCCCCGCAACTTTTCGCGGAATTGCGGCAACCATGATGCTTGCAACTTGCGGCGACCATAAATTAATGATTGCCGCAACATATTGCAACCACCATAAAACTATGATTGCCGCCGCAATTTACTCATCTTCTTTGTCTTCCTTTTTGATAATTCGGAAGCCGATTGACCGATCAATTTCGTAGCCGTATTTCTTAATCCAATCTCTTACGGTACGTTCCGCAACCTCTTTTCCAGTTGAAGAGTACCATGATATGACATCCAGTACGGTAGGCGGCTCCCCAAAATTGCAGTTTTTCACGACCTCTTCAAACTCCTCTGCCTTGCTTCGGCGTTCCTTCTTGGCCGAATCCTTCCGCTTGTTCGTCGCCTTCTTCCAAGCCGGTGCTTCTCCTTCCGGCTCAATATCCTTCAAGCTGCCCACGTCATCCACTTTATGGATCGGGTACTGGAACCACATGTTTACCGGCTCAAATTTCGGATACTCCCGCAGCGTGCCCTCGACTCTCCAGGCTGAGCGTATACGGACGCTGCGGACGGCCTGCTTGGTTCTCTCTTGAGCGCTTGCCAACTGACTAGGAATCGCACGCTTTGCATGTTCTTCCATAGCCTTGGCGTTCAATGCGTCGTCCAGTGATACATGTTCCTCCAAATAGTCCGGATTAAATTTTTCAAAGAACTGCTGATAGACCGCACATATAGCCTTGTTTTCCTCTTGCTTCATTAGAGCTTCCGTCACTTCCAGCTCCACCAAGTCAATCAGCGCGTCCGGGTCGCGTGCAAATACGCCGCTGCCGGATGCCCGGTCCATCGATTTTTTACCGCCCTGTGATCCCTTAGAATGGTGGTGACAGTAGATGACGCTGGCTCCTAATTCCGTTGCGATCTTATCGAATTGGTTAGTAAAGTGCGCCATCTGGTCGGCGCTGTTCTCATCACCGGTTAACACTTTATAAATAGGATCAATAATGACCGCAATATAATTCTTCTTGGCTGCGCGCCGGATCAGCTTCGGCGCAAGCTTATCCATCGGAACTGACTTCCCACGAAGGTTCCAGATGTCAATATTTCCAAGGTTGTTAGGCTGCCAGTTAAGCGCGCTATATACGTCCTTAAAACGATGGAGACAAGAAGCGCTGTCAAGTTCCAAATTGACATACAGTACCTTGCCCTTTGTGCATGGCCATCCCATCCATTTACCGCCTTCAGCTATGGCAATGCTAAGCTCAATCAGTGCGAAAGACTTCCCGGCCTTAGACGGCCCGGCCATGAGCATCTTGTGCCCTTGCCGCAGCACGCCCTCAATCAACGGCGGTGCCAACTGCGGCATGTTGTCCCAATAATCCGTCAGGCTTTCCGGATCCGGCAGATCGTCATTGACGCCCTCAATCCATTCATGCCACTCTGCCCAGCCTGATTTGCCGATGTTGGTGTCCACAATGAATTGCTTTTTACCGTTACGCTCGACGCCCGGCATACGAGATAGCCTGGACGGGTTCCTGTTTTGATTGTCGATACTGAGACCGTTTTTTTTACAAACGTTATACAAGTAATCGACCCGTTTTCGATATTCGTCGTAACTAGCCGCATCAATCCGTACGATGGCGTGGAGACTCTTCCCACCACTGTAGACCAGTACAGCAATCGGCAGCTCCAGTTCCCGCATGATGGCATTTTGCTTTTCAATATCCATCGTGTCGGACTCGACCAAGGCATATCGAAAATCGGTCACATTCTCGTTTTTGACGCCCTTACCATCCAACGGATTAAACCGAATCCATGCGCCGGCTTCTGGGTTGTAATCCCCTAGGACAGACCCAATATCGCCATTACATTGGTTAAGTAGCTGAATCAATTCACCGGCTGACCGGTCCCATGCCCCTTTGGTTGGCAGGTATTTTCCTTCATCGTTTTGCCAAGTGTCCACTACATAGCCGACATTTTCAGATGCTTCAAACAATATTTCTAGGTATGTGGTCAACTGCTGCACTGGGTTCCAGACGGCCGGCTCGTGAATCTCTTTTCCTTCAATCCAGTTCTTATCGACAACCACATAATCACCTGCGATTTCGTCATTCCAGTCCAGCTCCCGGTCCTCGCGATCTGCGGAGCGCGGCATCCAGCCGTTATCCTTCGCCATCTGCGTGATCGTCGCTCCCGTGATCGGCGTTCCCGTACCTTCAAACGTGGTCCACTTCTTAAAGCATTCTCCGGGATGGTAACGAGTGCTGTCCCGTTTACTCCAATCATCCCAATCACTCGCCGTATAACCTTCATATTTGAGGGCCATGCCCACGTTGATCCATTCCTGATAATTTAGGTAGGATGGATCGATATACTCCAGTAAAGAAACAAGATCCAATTTATGTTCCATAGGCTTCTCAACCTTTCCCTGTTTCGACCCATGATTGAATTGCCTCATATTCATTCACTTCAATACTCCACCCGCATTTACAACTGCGTTTAAAAATATGATCTTCAATGATCAAAGTTCCTTCACCGTTACCTATTTGGTCACTACCGCATTCCTTACAATGGGAATACTTACGCATAATTGAACGGATTGAAGAGTGTTCATATTAACCTCCTATTCCCCGCGATACTCTTTAGGATTGATGCCGTCCGGAACTCTCCAGCCATTTCCGGCAATCCGGTCAATCAGCCTTTTGGCGGTTTCGAATGACCATGTGCCAACATGTTGAAATCCTCTTTGCTCAAGAAACCGGATTTGCTTCGGTGTGGTTAAGCCTTCGGATCGCCTTTTGTCCAAGCGTTCGAGCAGTTTCGTTGCCTTGCCGGCATTATCAATTTGGTCTGGTAGGATGCCCAGTTTCTCAAGCGTTTTGATTTGCTTCTCACTCGGTGGAGCCATTTCCCAGCCGAACGATGGCACATAGCTGGACAAGTCTTCCGCCTGAATGCTCATTTCAAATTGCAACGGATCGACCAGCTTCCGCTTGCGGCGTTTCATCTCTTCCAACTGTTTGGCTAACGCTTCTTCGCGTTGCGAGATTACGTCCTCTGCAGCTTGCTTCTCGACCGTCTCCAGATCAAGCGGAATACCGGCCTCTTCAATCTGCTTGGTCATAGCCTTGGCAATTTCCTCATTCTCCGCAATGAGGTGGGCCGGATGACAAAGTTCATGACGTTCTGTGTGCCAGAGGAAATCAAGAAGCAATAATTCAGTTTTACCGGGATAAAGCCGGGTACCGCGCCCGACCATTTGGCTGTATAAGCTACGTACTTTCGTCGGCCGTAAAACTACCACGCAATCCACACTCGGGCAGTCCCATCCTTCCGTCAGTAGCATGGAATTACATAATACGTTGTATTTGCCATTGTCGAAATTTTCTAATATCTCTGCTCGGTCTTGTGACTCTCCATTTACTTCTGCTGCCTGAAAGCCGCATTGATTCAATATTTCTGTAAACTTTTGACTTGTCTTCACTAGCGGGAGAAAGACAACGATTTTTCGATCTTTAGCGACTCGGCACATTTCAGCGGCAATAGAATCCAAATAAGGGTCCAACGCTGTGCCCAGGTCGCTATTTTTAAAGTCACCGGCTTGCTGCCCGACTGCAGATAGGTCTAACTTTAACGGAATCGTTATGGCTTTGATCGGGCTGAGATACCCTTCCTTGATCGCCTTGGGCAGCGTATACTCATAGGCCAGGCTTTCAAAATAGCTTCCCAAGTTGCGCATATCGCCACGATCAGGAGTGGCCGTAACACCCAGCACATTTGCGCCATCGAAATACTGCAGCACACGCTGGTAACTGTCCGATATGCAGTGGTGTGCCTCATCGATGATAACAGTGTCAAAATGGTCGTGATCAAACTGTTCCAGTCGCTTTTCGCGCATCATCGTTTGTATGCTTCCGACAACAACCCGATACCAGCTACCGACGGAAGTCTGTTCCGCCTTCTCTGTTGCACACTTCAGACCCGTTGACTTCTCCAGCTTGTCGGCAGCCTGCTCAAGCAATTCCCCGCGGTGGGCCAGGACAAGCACACGCTCGCCTAGCCTTACACGGTCTTCAATCACCTTCGAAAACACTATTGTCTTGCCGCAGCCTGTCGGGAGTACCAGAAGCGTTCTTTTGACGCCTTTTTCCCATTCGTCTTGGATGGATTCCCGCGCTGACTGCTGGTAATCTCTTAGCTCCATGATTACCTCCTAAAATTGGCCCGGTGTAAAGCTGTTTTGCTGATTTGTTGGGAAAGGCGCCTGATGTTGTGATTGTTGCTGCTGACCATATACCTCGTCATACGGATAAAAGGTCTTCACCTGATTGTTGGTCCGTTCCACGCCGTCCCGGCCGGTAAATTTATTAATTTCAAGTTTTAAACGCCCCTTAGAGCCGACAACCGTATTCCAGTTCATTTTAAGCTTCTCGCCCTTCTTCTTCTGGCCGATACCGGCAAAGAAGTTGGACAGCAGCCCTTCGGTTTTCGTATGCAGGAACAGATTGTGAAATACGACCACATCGCCATGTTCAGGCGAATGAACCGCCAATTCCAGCTTTGCTTGGTTGCAAGCCGGCATTTTTTCACTGCCAGCAAACCGTCCACGTTCAAATTTCTTGACCGTAAAATCGTAGTCGCCTGCAGGAAGAACGATAAACTCTCCACCGTCTTTTTCAATCTCATCATCCCAGCTTAATTCCCTTTCCATTTGACTCATGTATAATTCCTCCTGTGTTGTGTATTAAAATGGGACTTTATCCCTTATTTCTTGAATCATGTTAAAGACTTGAGGCCATGCCCCAACAAGTACACCTTCAACAAAATTTGAGTCATAATTGGTGATTGGCGTATCTTGCGGGTAATATCCCTTTTGGTTAACAACCATCTGAATCTCCCATTCCGCAACTTGATGCTGAATCATTAAATCTCGCAGAGATCGCGGGATGTTGGGATCGAGTTGCATTTCAGGAACACTTTCTGGAGCCGGTTGCTGTAAAGGCTCAGGATCAGTAGTTGCCGTCGGACTCGGTGCTGGCGTCGAGGCCTGATCAATCGGAGTTTCCGGCGTGAAAGGTGTGGCCGTAGTAGCTTTGTTAAAAATATGAGCAATATGGGAATAGTCCAGTGGAAACTCATCGGGCAGCCCATGACGGTTTTTCGCATCCCAAGCCGGATGATGGGTTGCGTAAACCATACGGGCACCGCCCTGCCCTTTGTGTTTTCGCCCTTTATCGTCAGTAGCAACGCTGAATGTTTTATAATTGATAAATAAGACCATGTCAGCCCATTCCTTGACCAGCGGTGCTGTCTGTGAGCTCGTTTTCTTTCCGAGCTTCAACTGATAGCGGTCATAGGCCCCCATTTCGTCTGGCTGCTCAAATTTCACAATCTGGGCATGGGCGACCAAGACAACATGAATGCCGGCTTCGATCACATCACTGAGCAGATTTAAAAAGCGGCCGAATTCCTCTTTCGTATAAACATAGCCATTGCCATACCCGAAATCCTCAATCCCCTTCTTTCCATGCCGCACGCAAATACTTTCCACGCAAAGCATTTCCGCCCAATCGATAGTATCGATGACGAGCGTTCCAAACCGGCCCGCCTGCTGCTTTACCCACTCCACTTGTTGCCGGAGCATTTCCCAGCTCGTCGGCTTTTTCAAGCGCTGAACATCCATCTCTGTGGTAGAACCTTCTGTGTCAATGAAGACAGGGTTAGGGAATTGGGCCGCCAGAGAGGATTTTCCAATCCCCTCAGGTCCGTATAGAACAACTTTCTTGGCCTTTTCAACTTTTCCACTGATAACCTCGAACATGATTAAAATTCACCTGCTTTCCATGCTTTTGTTTCTGGCTGTTGAACTGAGTCTTGTTTAGACTGTGTTAGCTCCTGGCCGGCTACATAACCGTCTTCGATGATAATGGAGCATTCATCTCCGGTACTGACGCGCGTCGCGATGGCCTGCAATCCTTCCTGCTCCAGCCATTGGCCGAATTCGCGAAGAGTATCGATATCCATCTGCTCCAATTTGTCTAATAGGATAAAACCGCAATCTGGTTTGAGCTTCCGCACGATCGCCGTGGAAACTTTTAATTGATCCGCGCCGCTCATGTTGTCCCACTTCTGGCCGTTATAGACCAGTTCCCCGTCCTCAACGGACAGGCTAGGTAGTGGCAGATTCGCATTCTTAAGCAAGTCTGTTTTCTGTTGGCGAATCTCCGTGATTTCGGCTGAAAGTTTGTCATACTGCACCCGGTATTCACTGGCATCCGCCTCTGCCTTGTCTTTGTCCAAATTGGCTCTAACTTTGCGATTGATCTCGTCGATCTGCTGAATGTTGGCTTCAAGCTCTGCCGTCGATTCGTCGTGGAGATCGAGGGCATCCTTACGGGCAATCGCTAAATCTTCGCCGATTTTCATATACTCTTCCTTAAGCTTTATCAATTCGGCTTCCAATCGGGCGATTTCTTTTCCTTTGGCCTCGCGTTCAGCTTCAAAATAATTCAATCGTTGCCGCTTGCGCTGGTTCTCACCGTTTTTCGCAAGTATCTCTTGCTGTTGACGAATGAGCTCCGCCGCAGATACGGGTTCCTTCGGCGCGTCCGGATAATAAGGCTGCTCCTTGGCGTACTTGGCTTTCTGATCCGCAATCTTCCCAATGGCATGGCGCTGGTTATAGACTTCCTGTTCCTTGGTTTCCAGTTCATGCAGTTTGTCACCAACGCCGATAATGCGGAGCAGAATATTGGCCTTTTCCTTGTTGCTGGCATTCATGAACTTGGGCAGATCAATGGCCAATTCTTCCACGAAGCTGTCGAGCAGCTGCTGGCCTCCTTTCTGGCCGTTCGGATCAATTACCTTCAAATCCGAATTTTTACCTTTGCGCTCCACGACCAAGCCGTTCGACAGCACGATGTGGAGATGGGGAGGCACCGCTGATCCTTCCCGTTTTGCTTGTGAAGGCCGATACTTATTACCGCCTAACCCCCACGCAATGGCATCCAGCACGCTTGTTTTGCCTTGATTATTCTTCCCGCCGACAACCGTCAACCCGGAAGTCGTTGGCTCGATTTTAACGGCCTTTACTCGTTTGACATTTTCGATTTCCAGCTTATTAATTTTGATCACGCTCAATCCTCCTTGTTGCTTGGTTAAATGAAGGGCGGCATTACAACCGCCCCTTTAGGCTTGGCTTATGCAATGACAACAATCTGACCTGTTTCAATCAGTTCTGATAATTTTTCAACTAGGTAAGTAGCCACTGCATCAATAGCCGCATTACGCCAAGCGCCTCCATCGGCTTCAAACAGCGCAGCCAGCGGTCCGTTTTTCATCCGGAAGACGAAAGCAGATTCCGGCTGAATCACTTCGACAAAGGTACGATATGGAGCCAGCAGTACCGGATTAGGCACCTTAACATCCTCTACTGTTGCGACGCCAGTCTTGGCTGTCACAGACTGCGAAACGCCGTCATCTCCGATGCTTCGTACGTTTTCTTCCTTGACATTTCCAACGACTTTGAGCAACTTCGCACGGTCCTCGTTCGCCACGAACCCAGATTGCAGTTTGATGATAAAATCTTCAGCTTCATAGTAGGAGCCGAACCGATATTCTGGCAGCAATGCCTCAGCCTTGATGATTTCCTTCCGTGCATAATCATTGTTATACGAAGATACAACCGTTACTTGTGTAGGACTGACTACATGAACTAAGAGTGGAGCTTGCTTATCAAACTCAGATTTCAAGTAATCTATCAATCCAGAAAGATTACGTACTACCAGCGGTTCCGGCGTCGGTTCTACCACCTCGTACAGTTGGTGTGTAGCATACTGCTGTCCATTAACTTCAATAATTTCCGGCTGGCCTTGCTCCGAAAGATATTCCAATGCATCGCGATTAAACATATTTAATTCCTCCTATGATTTGGGTTTTGGATTTGATTAATAGATTCGTTTGATTTTGTCGCCGACATCGCTTCGCACTTCGCCATCATCCCCCAGGTAGGTCTGTCCCTGCATGTTGGACTTAAGTTCAGCACCGACAACCTTCCCGTCATTATCACGGTCCATGATGATCGTAGTCATCAGTTCCTTTGATGGGGCTAGTGTGGTCGTGGCCTGAATGGTGACTTCGGCTATTTCCCGTTTCTCATCAGGCTTGATTGACAAAGACAGATTGATCTTCCGCGCCGCTTTAGCACTGGTGTTGGGATCACCAATATTAGCAAATACCTTTGCCAACTCCTGTTCAAAACGTTCAACGACACCACCATTTGCTAGGGATTCCAATGAGATTCTTGCGCTCTTACTCATTTTCAAATTCCTCCTATAAGAAAAATTGGAAATTATTCAGCGGTATGTGATAGGCTTTCTTTGATCTTATCCGCGTGGTTACTGATCTCCTCGATGCATTTCTGACAGATGTTACGGCCGAAAAATGTCTGTAAATCGCCACTAATTCCACCACAGAGATAGCAGCCCGGGTTATATTTCTTCAGCATAATGCGCTCACCGTCTACATAGATTTCCAGAGCGTCTTTTTCACCAATGCCTAAAGTAGTACGGAGTTCTTTTGGGATTACTACCCGCCCTAATTCGTCAAGTTTCCTTACAATTCCGGTTACTTTCATTGATTAGCGCCTCCCCATTGTGTTATGATTGGGTATACCTTTTTTTTGGCAGAACGGTCGTCGTGCAGGACAGCCGTTCTATTTTTATGGATTTCTTTTTCTATTTCTTCTATTTGAGCCATCAACCACCAGTCCCAAGTGCCATCTTCTTGATGGTGCTTTTTGTTTTGGCGGTATATCAATTTCAATTCTTCGATCCTTTGCCGCGCGGCTTTAAAATTGTACATGTTGTTCACCTCCTTTCAAATTACTGGAAAATCGAGAGTGCGTTCTATTTCTTTAATTTGGGCACATATTTCATGTTGCCAATCGGTATCTTGCATTGCGTAAGCTGTGACGCTAAGCTCTTTAAGCCAATCTAATTTAAGTACCAATGTCGCATTTTGCTTTATGCAGTGCGTTAAATCTGCCCACTCTAATGGGGTTAGTTCGCGTTTTTTCGAAAGCATGTGCAACTCCGCAAGCCGCCTATGAATCGGGTGGATACCAATCATACTTTTCTCACCTCCTTTACTGTGGTTTAGTAGGACTAGCTTTCTTAAGTCTCCGTTCTTCTTTGAGCTTCTTGTACGCTTCTAATGTTTTTTCCGAAAGCATTATCGAAACTTTCTCAGGAACGTTTTCCACTGTTGCTTGCTTAAGGGCAAGGTGTACAACAGAATCAAGGTTTTCTAAATTTTCACCTGCACATTCGCGGATTACTTGCTCCATAAGCTCCCACATCTTAGTTAGAATTTCTTCTCCATGCTTTCTATCCATTCCAAAAATGCCTCCTTTCTAATTCTGCGACTGTTACCACTTTTAAAACTGGGCAATACCCCACTTGTGCAACGAGCGTAAACTGTATTGATGTGCCATCCAAGATAATCGGCCACCTGCTTTGCGGTCAAGATATTTGGCAGTTGGTCCACGTTTTTGCCCCCCCTCTATAAATTTTTTGAAATATATGTAATTTTAACTTGCGTTATTTTAAA